TCGAACTTTCTGCAACTTTTTTTGACACCACCATGAACCTGACCGAAATCAAGCAACGCCTCGCCGACCGCAAGCTGCCAGTGGTGGCTGACGCCACGGGCCTGAGCGTGTTCACCTTGTACCGGCTGGTGAATGGCAAGAGCAGGCCGAGCAAGTCCACCATGCGATCCATTGAGAACTACCTGCGCCAGACAAGCACGGTGGCGCTTAATGGCTGACCTATCACACATCTTCGGCGGCTCATGGTCGCCACCAGCCGAGCGGGTACTTGCACCACCCGAGCAGCAACTCCAGGATGCCATGCGTGGCTCGGGACTTGAGCCGCCAGACACCGTTCACCTGGACGGCAAGATTCACCGCTTCAAGTCCGGCACCAAGGGCACGCCCGGTGCAGGCGACAAGTCTGGCTGGTACGTGGCCTTCAGCGACGGCATCCCCGCGGGGCGGTTTGGGTGCTGGCGTGCTGGTCTGGAGTCAACGTGGCGTGCTGAGGTGGGGCGGCAGATCAGCCCAGCCGACGACATGGCGTTTGCCCGTCGCATGGCAGAGGCAAAGGCTGCGCGTGACATTGAGCAGGCCCGTAAGCACGAGGTGGCCGCGGATGTGGTGGATCAGATCTGGACAGACTGCACAGGCGCGTCACCTGACCACCCCTACCTTAAACGCAAGGGCATCACGCCTTACGGCGCTCGGGTTACCGGCGATGGCAGGTTGGTGGTGCCCCTGTACGATGCCGACGGCACGTTGTCGTCGCTCCAGTACATTGACGCAGAGGGCGGCAAGCTCTATCACCCAGGTGGGCAGACTGGCGGCAAGTTTTGGTGGCTAGGCTCGATGGACGAGCCTGGCGCCATCTACGTGGCCGAGGGCTTCGCCACCGCTGCCACCATCCACCAAGCAACACACCGTCCCGTGGTGGTTGCATACTCAGCGTCCAACCTTGTGCCGGTGGTCGAGGCAATGCGTGTGTTACATCCAACGAGCGATCTAGTGGTCGTGGCCGACAATGACAGATCAGGTGTGGGCCAGCGTTACGCAGAGCAAGCCTGTGCCAAGCACGGGGCGCGTATGGTGATGCCGCCAGATCATGGCGATGCCAACGACTACGCCCAAGCAGGCGGGGATCTGTTGGCGCTCCTGACACCGCCAGTTAACGATTGGCTGGTCAAGGCAGACGACTTCAGTGCCCAGCCCAGTCCGGTCAAGTGGCTGGTCAAGCGTTGGGTACAAGGCATGGGTCTGATGATGGTTCACGGCCCATCCGGTGGCGGAAAGACGTTTATGGTGCTGGACTGGGTGCTCCACCTTGCCGCAGGCCGCACAGAGTGGCAAGGCCACAAGGTCAAGCCGTGCGATGTGGTCTATCTTGCCGGTGAGGGTCACCAAGGCTTGCGCGGTCGCATCGCAGCATGGAAGCACCACCATAGCGTGACAGCCCTATCCATGTGGCTGAGTCAATCTGGCTGCGACCTCAACACACCAGATGGCTACCAAATGGCCGCGGCACACATCAGGTCGCTGCCTAAGGTGCCCGGTGTGATCGTGGTCGATACCCTGCACCGCTTCTTGATGGGCGATGAAAACAGCGCACAAGACGCCAAGACCATGCTTGATGCCTGCGCACAACTTATGCACGAATTTATGTGCACGGTGATTCTTGTACACCACACCGGCGTATCAGACGAGGCCCAGCACCGTGCCCGAGGCTCCAGCGCATGGCGCGGCGCCCTTGACATCGAGGTGAGCATCGTTCCCGGCACCAAGGACGCACCAATGCAGGTAGTCCAGCGCAAATCCAAGGACGCTGAACTAGCTCCCACCATCAACGTGGAGTTGCACCAAGTCACCATCCCAGGATGGTTTGACGAGGATGGCCAGCCCGTCACCAGCGCAGTTATTGTTCAAAGCCAGCACCAAGAATCTACGCCTAAGACAGATAATAAACTGGCAACCCATCGACGCACCATTGAGAACGCTTGGTGGGCATCAGGTACACCAGAAAAGAGTGGCAAGCCTTATATTGAGCGTGGCGCGTTGCTGGATTATTTGGTTAATAAGATGGGCGTCATAGAATCCACCGCGCTGGTGTATTTGAGACCATCTAACCACGGCAAATTGATCTGCGAGCTGCTCGTTTCGCAGGTCATTGAGGCCACCGATGGGGGCTGGATCGTCGTTGATCCTGTAGAGGCTAGCGCCATGATGATCAGAAAAAACGAGGGTTGAGGTGCCACCACTAGGCGGTGACCGTAACAGCGTAAATGAGCGTAAAAGTTACGTAAAAGTTACGGGGCACAGCACTAGCGTAACAGCGTAACTACCCCCTCTTATAAAAGAGGGGTTTTTACGGTGTTACGTTACGGTGCGGTCGATGTCTGGTGGGTGTGTTAGGGCTTGAGCGTAAACGGGAGAACAGCATGAAGATGTACAAGGGCAATGAGCCAGATGAGAGTTGGGAGGAGATCGTAGAGCTGAGAGAGTTCTATGGATCAGCATGGAAGGTGTTCGTGAGGCACACCGACACAACGGGGCAGTACGTCTCTGTAAAATTGTGTGCAACCGGCCAAGTTGAACATAAGGCAAACTATTGGTTGGCATGGGATACTGAGAAGAAGAAAATAAGTAGTAGGTTTATGGTGGATGCTAAATTGCTGAAAACTAATAGGTTGGATTTGTATAACGTAATGGTGGTTAACTTGGAGGCGTGGCTGTGAGTAATACACGCATGGAGGAACTCAAACGGCAGTTGAGTGAGGTGGAGGGGAAGATTAAGAAGACGGGGAAAGCCACGATTCGCCCGGAACTTATACGGTTACGCGCAGGCGCGGATTTGACGCATCGAATGGCTTCCCAGGCTATCTACCCGCCCGATCATCCGTGCTGGCAAATCATTCTTGACGGCATGGCGGTTGGCGGCAGCTTGAGCAGCGTGCTGGCTCGAGATGCTGGGATGCCAAGCCTGCCCTTAGTACGCAAGCGCATTGCCGCAGACCTAGACTTCCAAGCCCGCTACGAGAAGGCGCTGCAAGACCGCGCAGACCGTCTGGCTGAAGAGATCCTTGAGATCAGCGACTCAGAGCCGCCAGCGGGCTTGGAGGCCGCGGCAATGAGCGCCTGGGTAGCTGACAAGCGTTTGCGCGTTGACGCACGCAAATGGGTGGCGGCGAAGCTGCAACCCAAACGCTACGGTGATCGCATTGACGTCGCGGTAACCGACACGCGCATCAGCGTGCTGGATGCGTTGAGCCAGGCGAAACAAAGGGTGTTGCAAGACAACAGCGACGTTGTTGATGTCGAGTCGAGGGATGTGGAATGTTGACAACGGGTGTTATGTCAACCGCGTAGACGAGACTCGTTCGCATCCTTGTGTGTAGGTGAGTGCTTACTTACATAGGCCGGGCAGGGCCGCGGGTGCCCGCTGGCCCGCGGCGACCGAGGGGGGGGGTGGCCGACGCGAAAGGGCCACGGTTACGGTAGCATCACGAACAAAAATTTTATTTTTTGATTTATCATCCCCTCATGCCTCAAAACAACACGCCCGCCTCCGGCAACCCCTACGTTAAAGCGTTCTCGGACTTGCTGGCGACATCCAAGAACGTGTTTGGGTTTTTGTCTGACCCTGCTGAACGCCAAGGCATCCGCCAAGGCATCACAGATGCCGTCAATCGCGGGGCGATTGCCACCACTCTTGGCGCACCTGTTGACATGGCGAACATGGGGTTGAACCTGGGCAAGGCTGCGGTGGGCTATGTCGGCAACAAGGCTGGTGTCTTGTCGGCCGATCAGATGCCGCAACTTGAGGAAAAGCCTTTTCTGGGGTCTGAGTATTTTGGCGACCTGATGCAGCGCGGTGGCGCGGTCAGTCCGAATCGCAATGCTTTGGCTGAGATGGGGGCGAACTTCCTGACGATGAGTCCCACCAAGTCGGCCAAGGCTGTTGCGGCGATTGGGTTGGGGGGTGCGTTGCCGGGGGTTGACGCTGCGGCTGCAATGGTCGGTCGACTGAAGGCGGTCGAGGCGTTGTTCCCCGGCAAGACTGAAGCGATGCTGAACCCGGCTGAGAAGACGGCGCTGACGAAGTACAAGACGATTTTGGATACGCCTGCCGTGATGCGGCGTGAGAAGGCTCGGTTGTTTGGTAGTGGTGATGTGATTGAACCGTCGTTGGGAGTGGGCGCTGAGATGGGTGTGCATCCAAACGCGCTGCTGGACAAGTACATCGTGCCGGTGTTGTGGGACACATCGGCAACTGGTGGCAAGGTTAAGCAGATCGCCGGGGTTCCGTTGTCGGAATCGGTTGAGCGTCAAGGCGGTCGGATGTATCCGTACATTCCTGAGAACTTGGCGCAGGGCATTGGCGGGGCGTCGAACTTGTCGGCGCAAAGGTCGAAGATCAACAACCTTAACAAGTTCAGCGAACAGGGTGACACGTTGGCGGTGCAAATGAACTTGGCCCCGTCTGGGATCAATTTTTCGCACCATATGTCTGACGCGATTGTTGGTCAGTTGCCAGCCTTGAAACCATCAAAGGATGCGCTGGCTGCGTTTCGGGATACGGTTCAGAACACCGCCGTCAAAGACGCCCTCACCGGGAAGGTAACGTACCCGTACAAAAATTTTCCGGGCATTGACAGCAAGAACATTCGCGAGATCATGGCGAAGGGTGTTCCGGGCGAGTACAGCGCAGGCAACATTCGCAAGGTTATTGCTGAAACGGGAATGGCTAAGAAGATTGAGAACATGGGGTTCCCGCGCTGGCAGGACATCTACAAAACTATGTCTGAACCCGGTGCGCAAACTGGCGGGGCGCATACCATCATGTCGGTGGAACCCAATATGTCAATCGTGACGCCCAACTTCAAGCACGGGTCTTACAACGAAGGCATGAAGGCAAAATTGATGGGTTCGTTGATGGATGTCAAGGGAAACATTGTCGGTGCGCCCGACCGCCTGCTGATGCCCAAGACGTTTGCCAATGCGCTGGCGCAGGGCAAAAACGAGGGCAATGTTCGCACCTCAATGCTCATGAGTCATAAGGGAGAAAAGTTTGACCAGCAAGCCCTTGATGCCCTGTCAAAGTATCTGGGCTACTAGCCCCGCCTTCTAACAGGTGCGCCTGTTCCTTGGTCAGTTCCTCGATCAATTGGTTGACGATCTCCAACTGCTTGGCGTCGGTCTGGCCCGAGAACGCCTGCGGCATACGCAGGTATGCGCAGTTGGTGGAAAAGTTGAATCCACAATAGGCGACGACTTTTTTCATG